CGGGGATTATATCCCCGCAGTTAGTTGAGTTAGAATCTAAGAAATGTGAGAAAAACACTTTGACAGATTTGTTCGTCAATCTGTTTCTTGTGTAATATCACTATTTTATGATTACTATTCACTGCTGAAATGCTGGAAATTAATTTTAATATCGTATAATACACTTAAATGGATTTTCGAATCCATTCTTCGTGTAAAGTACTTTATGAAATTATTTGTTTTCACACCATTTTAGGTTGTTTCAATCTTGTTTTGTCAAGACAAGTAAAATAATTTGACAACCCCTTCAACTATTGTTAGTTGTAGTTGTATCGTCTAAGATGCGATACCCATCACTCCTTTTGGAGTACAATCGTCTTTAATTAGACGGCTGATTTTATTAATACTTTTATCAGTAATACACCACAACATATCGTCCTTGTTATGGAATAATGTATTGAAAAAGATGTATACTTGGCTCAGTTTAGAGCCCGTATTCTCATGCATCTGCTAGATTGTATGACCTCTATCTTGATTATTATATAGTTCGGACCCCGGTAGAATTCCTAACGCATTTGGAATTTGAACAGGAAAGTTAAGTTCTGTAGAACGTCAAAATATGTTATGCATGATTGCGTGCGTAGAGTGTGTGGTAGTACCAACCTCTGGAGTGGAGATTGATCTTTTGAGACAATATCCCTCAGCGTAGATGATGTATGTCCCTGGTTTTAGAGTTGTACCAAGGGAATCAAATGGAGATTTGAATACGAAACAATATCTTGTAACCCCCAATGTCGAATATTACTTTTTCGTTTCAACAGTCTGGTGTAGCTAAAAATACACCATCCCCTTCCTACCAAGTTTACACACATGTTTCTACATGTGAACAAAATTTGTGTCAAACAGAGATGAAACATTCATATGAATGTACAGTTGATTTTGATAGAAGAGAAGTTTGGATTAATCCGAAACTTGAGAAGATATGGATTCAGCACGTCTATGAACAGCGACTGAATGAGACAATTAGGGGTTGTCGTGAAGAATTTCTTTATGCCAACCTGAATTGTTTCAAACACAAGCGTTCATTACAATATATCCGTGATCATTCACGATCGCGGATACAAGGTGCTATGGAGCAAGTAGCTATGATTCTTGATTCGTTTTTTCGAACCAATGGAGTTACTCAAGAAGCTCTTGATGCACATGTGAAGACTGTTGCTCACACATTGAATAATGTGATAGAAACTGTTTATTTGTCTATACTTGATCTTAAGCGTTGTTATACGCTTCAAGATTATTTGTGTTGCGCATGGCGCACATACAAAATGCTGACACATGGAAATGTGGAAGATATGGGTAACGACTTCACGAAGGTGAAGGAGTTTATCTTATCAATGGCAGAAGATCTATTTGATTCTGTCGATTTTGATTTCTCTTCATCGAGTAATGTTCAAGGTTTGGAAGATTTCTTGCTTACAGCAAAGGAGTCAGTCGAATCTTTTCGTGAAGGCTATGATTTATACAAAAAGATCCGTCATGGATCTTTATTGAAGAGCTCTACGAGAGTACTTCGATATTGCCTAACATTTGGTTTATTCAAACAATTTGGGTTAACCTTTGAGAACCTTCAATATACGGAAGCAGAGAAGCTATATACTTTGAGTAAGTACAATTCAAAATTGGACTTCCTTGAGGCAGTATTGGATGGTACTGTTTTCGTACTTGAACGAGGAATTCAGGCTGCTCACTTGAAATCTTGGTCTCCCTTTTTACATAATTCTTCGGAATATGGTAAATGGGTAGATTCAGCTTTCTTGGCGAAAGAACATAACCAAATGTTATTGACTAATTCAAACCCCGAGATTACTTATCAGAGTTTGTTGGCTGAAATTGATCACGTCTTAGACCAAGGTATTTCCATTGAGAAATATGGAAATTTGGAAAAAAGTGAAAAGACAGCCGTTAAGCGCATGATCTCAGAAATACGTATCATGAAGTGTTTACATACTTCTGCTAAGCAGAATCAACAAATGAGAAAGGTTCCTTTCTCTATGTTGGTTTATGGTGATTCTAGTGTTGCAAAAACGACTTTTGCTCACACAGTCTTGACACATTTTGGTCGAGTGCGAGGATTGCCGAATGGACCTGAATTTTGGTATCATCGAAATCCAGCTGATCCCTTTTATAGTGAGTTCAGTACCCAGATGTGGGGTATGGTTTTGGATGATGCTGGAGCCATGCATCCTAATAAGATGAATGGTATAGATCCTGTTATTGGTGAAGTGATATCTATAAGTAATCCTAATCCAACTATGGCACCCATGGCAGAACTTGAACAAAAAGGCCGCGTTCCCATTAAAACGGAATGTTTGGTTGTTACAAGTAATATTAAGGAGTTGCACGCAAATACATATTATGCGTATCCACTTGCCTTATTGCGACGTATGCCTTGGGTTATTACAGTTAGTCCGCGAGTTGATCCTTCTAAAGGAATAGATTATCGGAAGAATGAATCCCCTTCTATGTTGGATTCAGACAAGATTCCTGCAGTGACTTCTTCATATTATCCCGATTTGTGGACTATAAGAGTGGAGAAAGTTATTGCAGTCAAATTAGATGGTGCAGAACGTACTCAAGCCAAACATGTTTTGGTGCATACGTATACTTCCATCTATGATTTTCTAGGCTGGTTGACAGAAGCTATTCAGGAGCATGAAGCGATGAATGCTAAGATGAAAGCATCTGTTCGATCTTTTGAAGATGATGTGACGTGGCGTACAACTTTCTGTTCTCACTTTCTCCCCACAGATAAATGTCCTCAATGTAGTACACTTACTGTGGGAAGTATACGTGTCCCCATTATACAAGGGAGTTCTAGTATTTCGTCTAGTTCATCTGATGATTCAGGCTATTTTTCTGCAGACGAGGAACTTGAAGGTTTCATCGTTGGTGAGGAGTACAATGCGCATTTTAAATGTGAAGAAGAAGATCAATTTACAGGTCAATCCTTTGCAGAAGCAAGTGCGCAGATGTATGAAGATGCTAGTGGTATTTTCCTTCATGGTGCAATTGCTGTATTGAATGCAGTTAGATCAGGTGTGATGAAAATAGGTGAGATTGTCTGTGAAAAGACAAAAGCCTGGGTTCTCTGCCGCCTTAAGGATGCTTTCAAATCAATGCTAACTAGTGTTGGTACTCGAACATGGAAAGCAATCAGCGATAGTTCTCCTTTATCAATAGTGGCTATGGCTCTACCTGTTATTATTGGTGTAATAGGTTTGGGAGCGTGGTTGCGGAGTGATACTGGTAAAGATCCAAATTTGCAAGGTGGTGATTCCACTGGAGTTGGAGTTCCCTTCCCCAAGAAACAGGATGATGAGCGTCCCAATCCTTGGTATGACTCACAATATGAAGTGTGTTCATTTGATGTTCCCACTCTTTCCTCTTCTTGGAAAGGGAAAACCCATGGTGAATTGGTTAACCTTTTGAAACCAAATATTATAACTCTCAATATGGAAACATTTGTGGGAGATGTATGTAAACAGCGTTTTGAAGGCATCAAAGCGTTGGGTCTAGGAGGACATTTGTATGTATCAGATTCACACCTTTTTCCAGAAGTGGATTCTTATAGGGTTCGTATAATACATGGTACTGATGGTAATGGTATATCCATAAATAAGTCATGTACTATTTCAAGCAAACTCCTATTTAGAGTTCCAGAGAAAGAGTTAGTATTTTTTGAATTGAACTTGCCTGCTAGGCAAGATATACGTAATCTTATCCCAGCTTCTGATTATAGAGGTAAAGTAGAAGGTTGCTTGATTCAGCGTGATACACGTGGTTATGTGAGCACACGCCAAGTGCGGTGTGTAAATAAGGTGAAAGTACATTATCCTCAATTAGGAGGTAGAATTCTCGATATATGGGAAGGAATAGTTCTTGAACCGACGGTCAATGGTGATTGTGGTTCAGTTTTACTCGCGGATACGCCTGTGGGACCTATGATTCTAGGTCTACACTTAGCGGCTCATGATAAACATATTGAGAGTATTTCGCTCACTCGAGAGGATGTTGAAGTTGCTGTTGCCCACTTTGAGACACCAGTAATTTCATGTAATACAGTCCGGGTTAGTTCTGATAATCCATTATTGCCTCTCCATCATAAATCTACTTTTAGATTTTTGGAGGAGGGTAATGCACGTGTATTTGGTTCATTCCAAAAACGTGCTTCACCGCGTACAAGTGTAAAGCCATCACTTTTAGCACCTGTTCTAGAGAAGAAAGGTTTCGTTCAGCAACATGGAGCACCTAATATGAAAGGATGGCAACCATGGAGGAAGGCAATTTTACCTTCAGTCAGTCATAAAGGACTCGTACGGCCAGATATTCTTCGTGAAGCTGCAGATGGGTATTTAAATGATATGATCACTAAAATATCCCCACAAGCTCTTGAAGAACTTGTTGTGTTGAATGATGAAGCAGCTCTGAATGGTGTGCCTGGAGTGCGTTATCTGGAAAAGATGAATCGCAACTCAAGTGCAGGTTATCCCTTCTGCAAATCCAAGAAGTTTTTCTTATTAGATGTGGAGGATCATGATGGATATACGGATTGTAAAGATTTCACCCCAGAAGTATGGGCAGAAGTTAATGCATACCTCGAAGCATATAAAAATGCTCGAGTATCTCATCCTATTTTTGTGGGACAATTAAAAGATGAGGCTCTACCTTACCGAAAGATTATTATGGGTAAAACTCGTGTATTTTTGATAGCACCTGCTGCATGGACCCTAGTGGTTAGGAAATATTTACTTACCTTTGTTAGGGTCTTTCAGAAACATAGATTTGTGACTGAAGGCATGCCAGGTCTACCAGCACAAAGTAGTGCCTGGGGTGATGTTTATCACTATCTTACAAAATTTGGTAGTGAACGTATGATAGCGGGCGATTTCCGTGAATATGACAAAGTACTTGAATCCACTGTGAGTCTCGAGTGCTGGCGTGTAATACGCTCATTTCTAAAACATGCGGGATGGTCAGAGGATGATCTGACCATAATCCAAGCCATTGGCGAGGATGTTGCATTCCCCATGTGTGTCATGGATGGAGATCTTGTAGAATTTGATGGTACTAATCCTTCTGGACAACCATTAACAGTCATTCTTAATTGTATAGCAAATTCCATATATATGCGTTATTGTTATTATTTGTTGAATCCTAAGCACGAGTGTAAGACATTTCAAGAAAATGTTGCGCTCGTTACTTATGGAGATGATAATGCTGCAGGTGTAAGTATAAGAGCACCATGGTTTACACATACTAATATCCAATCTGAACTATTGAAGATTGGTATAGAATATACTATGGCGGATAAGTCTGACGGATCAATACCTTACATTGACATATCACAAGTTGATTTCCTTAAGCGGAAATGGATTTATGATGAAGATTTACCTGGTTGGCTGGCCCCACTTTGTGAGGACAGTATACAGAAGATGTTGATGATAGGTGTTGCCAGTAAGACAGTATCACCCGAGTATCAGGCTATTGCTTGTGTTGGAACGGCTGTATTTGAATATTTCTTTTATGGTCGTGAGAGGTTTGAGCGAGAGTCCAAATTCCTCAAGGAAGTTGTTGAGGAAGCAGGACTTCAAGACCATGTACAACCTCACACGTTTCCTACGTATGAGGATCTCAAAGCACGTTGGTTGGAAGCCAGTGCTTATGAGGAACATTTGAAAACCCTAGAGGATTAATTTCCTCGCCCCCGGTTTGAACTTAAAGTTCCGGGTTACTCAAATACTATAAGTCCCAGATGTGATCTTGCACCCCCTTTGGTACAGGGGGTGTATTGCTATCTGGTGTTTACTTACCTGTGGCGTTCCCCAAAATCCCTATTTAGGGATGGACTTAGGTTAGTGTCCACCCTACCCCTGAGAAGGTATCTCTGTCCTGCTATGGATCTAACAGTACAGTATCACCGATCTGCAAACACAAAACAATACAGTGGTTTGTCTCAACCCCAAAATGAGAACTTGTGTGGAATGGTGTTCCCTGCCACCCACCCCGTATTGAAGAGGGAATCTGAAATACAAGGGAGCGATCCCGTAATACCCGAAGAGCACGACGGAAATGTTGTTGAAGAACAACAGGAACAAATGACTTTCGGAGATACGGAACCTGCTCCCCCTCTTCAGGAAACAACCATGGCTGATAATTCGCGTTTTGTGCGTGATGATTCAACTGCACATTTGGGAGATTATCTCTCACGTCCCGTACTTATAGATACCTTGAATTGGTATACAGGTGCAACTGGGGCATATATCAATGTGTTTAAACCATGGGCTCGTTTCTTTTCAGATCCGCATATACAAGCAAAGATCAATAATTTTGCAAGATTACAGTGTGATCTTAAATTGAAATTTCTTGTAAATGCTTCCCCATTTTATTATGGATTGCTGAAGGTCAATTATGATCCTCTCAATTCTTTCCGTAATAAATATGGAACATTAGCTACCATGTCGCAAACACCTGGCCCCTATTTGGCTCCACAGGAGATGTCTTCTGTGGAAATGACGTTACCATTTTTATGGCCGCGTGATTATCTGGATATATGTTCAGCCTCTGATTTTGACGCTATGGGTAACTTATCGTATACAGTATTTGCACCCTTAACGAGTGCAAATGGTGTTACGGCATCTACCATTACTGTGTCATGTTATGCATGGGCTGAAAATGTTCACTTGTCTGCACCTACTTCTATTAGTTCCTTGCAGGCACCTGGACCTATCTCCAGTTTTTCACAGAAAGTGTCAAAGGTGGCGCGTACCCTGAGTGTAATTCCTCCCATTTCAACAATGGGAACAATGGTGGCTAAGGGAGCTGACCTGGTAACAGATCTTGCTACAGCACTTGGATTTTCAAATAGTCCCAATTTGGCAGACATTAATGGTGTCCAGCTAAAGACATTTCACGCTTTTGCCAATACGGAACAGAAGATGCCTCTTGACAAACTTTGTTTAGATCCTGACAACCAATTAGAATTAGATCCGCGTTCAGCGGGTTTGGGTTCTGAAGATGAGTTGGCAATATCTAATTTTGTAGATCATGAGTCATTCGTGTTCGCTAAGTCGTGGACTACGGATGATGTATCCAGTGCACATGTAGCCTCTTTCTTTGTTACGCCTCATATTATTCAAAAATTGGTGAGGAGTTCTGATGAGAACTCATACTTCCCCACTCCAGTGGGATTGGCCTCACGATTTTATAAATATTGGCGTGGATCAATGATCTATCGTATTAAGGTGATTGCTAGTCAATACCACAAGGGACGACTTCAGATTAGTTGGGACCCTGAAGATGATGCTTCAGGAACAGCTGATACTGAAACTACTTGTTTCACGAAGATTGTTGATCTGGATGGCGAGAAGGAGATAGAGATTCTGATCCCGTATAAGGGAGTGCGTGCATGGTCTCAGACGGCGTACACTGTACAGTCTGGTTTACCCATTAAATTGGGTGCCGGATTATATGAGTGGACACCAGATCGTACGCAACATAACGGTAACGTGACAATACACGTACAAAATCAATTGTCAGCACCTGTATCACCTTCAACGGTGACGGTCATGGTGTTTATGCGGCCAGGACCTGATTTTGAATTATCTCAACCAGTGGACAATATACGGAGGTATACTGTCTTGCCTGGAGATGATTATGAAATACAGGGACCAGATCCAATTGATGGAAAGGCTATAGTGGAGGATGATGTGCAGAAGTTCACTGTTGGTGAGAAGACCATCAGTATACGACAACTGCTGCATCGTACAATACTCTACGGAGCTTTTCCGCGTGTAGTATCACATGGCGAGACTGCCGGATTACCGGCTACACCTACCAGCAAAGCAGTATGGATGACTCAAAGTGCATTCCCGAAACTTCCCCAAAGTTATGGATATGATGATACATTAGGAATGCATTATACGCGTTATTTGGGAACTTCGACGGAGGCTCATGGTAATTTTGTACTAGAGACTCCTCTCGATACGTTCACCAATTGCTTTGTTGGCTATCGTGGTTCAGTGAACTGGCATATGAATCCATTATTTACGGATGTCAATGACATACCTAATATGTCTATTGCCCGATATAGTGGATCTACAGTTCTCACAGAGGCAACGGGACCCACACCTGATGCAGCGGGTGTAACACGAAATTTACTTCAAACTTGGACACAGAGGAGATATGCATCAAATGCAGCATCTGATTTTGTGAACAATACAGTATCCCTTGCGGGACGTGTATACAATCGCGATACAGGTACCATAGGTACGTCAGTATCAAATTCTCGTGTGGTACCCCAAATAGGTATTAACCTACCCCAATATAGTAGTCTTAGATTTCTCCCTGCGTTTTATACGCAGCGAGATAAGCTTCCTGGTAATGATAACTACTATGATGGGTTTAAGGTTTCAAGTGTTCAACATGGGACGATAACAGATAATCGATACTACGAGTTATATGTTTCGGCCGGAGTAGATTTTAATCTTTTCTACTTCGTCTGTTGTCCTCCGATGTATGAATATGCTATGCCTCAGTGGGATGAGCTATAGTCCGTTAAGGACACTTTGAGAAGGAAATTATCGAACCTTCTGGTGTGTGACACCTTTCTTTTAAGAGAAAAAGATAACGTACATTTGCGTCCGTTGATTTACTTTATATTTACATGTAATTTTAGTCGGCCGATGAGAAATGGAGGTAACTGGGTAGTGGTTACCGGTCCACATGGATTTTACCCTGAAGATAGATACATTAGAAATGAGAACTCTTGGTTTTTATGTCTCCTTCGGGGGACGGAATTTTACTTGAGCTATCATCTTTTGTGGAGTCTTCAGCGTGAGCTGCCG